AGAAAAAAGGCGTTTCAATCACGGAATTAGACGAATTTGGCCTAGGCAACTACTTAAATGCCAATCAAAACGTTAAAATCACTAAAAATGACTTAATGAACGCGTATAAAGACTTAAAACCAATTATTACGTACGATATTCATCAAAAAGAGCCTTTTCAAAAAGGACTAGATGATTTTGGGTCATTTTTAACAAGACGTGATAGTGGAGGTGGTTATTATCATGGAACAAAAGGTATAGAAGAAATACGTGGATTAAATAATAAACCACAAGATATTGCGGGTGACGCTGTGCGTATTCAATTAGCTGAATTATTTAAAGGTGGTGCCCAATCAGAAGAAATAATGGACCAAGGAGCTGGAATCATTAACAAAGTATTTAAACAATTTTACGGCATAGATAATGTCCTAAAAAATGGTGTTCCTGATGGATCTAAGATTCCTTTCTATTCTAAAAATATTGTCGAACGATTTAAACGTTTACACAGTGGTGATGGTTTTTACATGAGTAAAAAAACACCAAAACACGAAGGTGTACAGTTCTTGGACGGCGGAACCGGGTACATAGAAATACCTATTACTTATAACCCCAATCCTAAAGGACCAAGGGCCAAGGAACCTGCTTATACAGAAGGATCAGGACATTTTGCTAACACAAAAGGAAACCATCCTGTTTTCTGGATGCGTGCTTCTGAACGAACTGATGAAGCTGGTAGACGTGTATTATTTATTGAAGAAATACAATCGGATCTACACCAAGGAGTGCAACAAAAAGGTAAAAAATATTCAGAGCGTTTAGACAAACCTGGAAACGTAAATATAAGCGCTTTAAATTCTAAAAGAAAATCACTTGCTGATGAGTTAAATAAAATAACAGATCAGATAGATAAAGTTAAAGGGCACACGGATCCTTCCACACAAACAGTATTAGCACGACTGCAAACTAAACGTTATAGTATTAGAGAAGAATTAACTAAAATTAATGAACAATTAGATAAAATGGATAAAACAGCTGATGGTGTTCCAGAAGCTCCGTTTAAAAAATCTGAGAACCAAGCAAAAATAGCTATTAAAATAGCACTTAATTTAGCACGCGAAAATGGATATGACGGTGTAGTAATGATTTCCGGCAAAGCTAAAAATTATGGTGCTAACGCATCTGGAACAAATGCTAAAGGTAATTTAGGATTTTATAATAACATTGCAGCTAAAGCGATGAAGAATGCGGCAAAAAATAATGGACTTGACTTTTCGTCTACAAACATTAAAGACGGTAAAGGAAATACGTGGGCAAAATTGCCTTATATTAATATTAAAGGTACACCAACACAACCAGTGGACATGTATAAAAACACAGGAGGCTATATTCATTACCCCTCTTTTGTTGATGTTGTCCCAACATTATGATAGGATAAAAGAATGGTAACTCCTAAAACACGCCCCATCCCTATGAGCACTATTGAAAAAGCAATTGGTCAACTTGCGAGTGGTGTAGAGGTTGGAGAAAATGAAGTAGCAACAGATATAACTATACCTGATGAAAATGTTACAATGGAAGATCAAGTAGAAGTAACAGAACTACCAGATGGTGGTGCTGAAATTAATACTGATTTAAGTGAAACAATTGACCAAACAAACATTCCTTTTGATGCTAATTTAGCTGATTATCTTTCTGATACTCAACTAAGAGAAATATCCAACACTTGTGTTGCATCTTATGAATCAGATTTTGATTCCAGAAAAGATTGGCACGATACTTATGTTAAAGGTTTAGATATGCTTGGATTTAAGTATGAAGACCGTACGCAACCATTTGAAGGTGCAAGCGGTGTTGTTCATCCATTATTATCAGAATCAGTTACACAGTTTCAAGCACAAGCATATAAAGAATTATTACCACCAGGTGGACCTGTTAATACAGAAATAGTTGGTGAGATTACTCCACAAGTAGAAGAACAAGCTAAGCGTGTAAAAGATTACATGAATTACGAAATTACACATGTCATGAAAGAGTATGATCCAGACATGGATCAATTATTATTTTATCTACCTTTAGCTGGTTCAGCATTTAAAAAAGTTTATTACGATTCACTTCTACAACGTGCTGTTTCTAAATTTGTTGCAGGTGAAGATTGCGTTGTAAATTACATGGCATCCTCATTAGAAGATGCACAACGTATTACACATGTTATTAAAACTTCTTCTAACGATTTACGTAAACAACAAGTACAAGGTTTTTATCGTGATGTAGAATTATCTTCAGGATCAGTTTCTACTATTAATGATATCAAAGAAAAAGTTAATGAACTAGAAGGTTTACAAAATACTTTAAGTGAAGATGATAATGAACATATAATTTTAGAGATGCATGTTGAAGCTGATATACCAGGATTTGAAGATCCTAATGGTGTTAAACTTCCATACATCATTACTATTGATCAATTTAGTGAAGAAGTTTTATCTATTAGAAGAAACTATGCAGAAGACGACGCACTAAAAGCAAAGAAACAATATTTTGTACACTATAAATTCCTCCCAGGCTTAGGCTTTTATGGCTTTGGTCTAATACACATGTTAGGTGGGTTATCGCGAACAGCAACAAGTGTTTTGCGGCAGTTAATTGATGCTGGTACACTCGCTAACCTACCTGCAGGATTTAAGGCACGTGGTATGCGTATACGTGACCATGATGAACCAATCCAACCAGGAGAATTTAGAGATGTAGATGTAACAGGAGCTTCTATTAAAGAATCCCTTTTACCACTTCCTTTTAAAGAACCAAGTGCAACATTATTCCAATTATTAGGTTTTGCTGTTGATGCTGGAAAATCTTTTGCTGCAATAGCAGATATGAAGATGGGTGAAGGAAATGAACAGAATCCAGTTGGAACAACATTAGCTATTTTAGAACGTGGAACTAAAGTTATGAGTGCAATTCATAAGAGAATGCACTATGCACAAAAAATAGAGTTTAAATTATTAGCCGACGTTTTTCAATCTTACTTACCACCAGAGTATCCATACATGGTTAAAGGTGGGGATAGAATGATTAAACAAACAGATTTTGATGATCGTGTTGATATTATTCCTATTAGTGATCCTAATATTTTTTCTATGTCTCAACGTATTATGTTGGCACAACAACAGCTACAATTAGCACAAGCTAATCCTCAATTACATAACGTAAGAGAAGCTTATAGAAGAATGTACATGGCAATGGGTGTAGATAATGTTGATGCAATATTAAAACCAGATCCTAATATGCCAACACCAATTAGCCCAGCAATGGAAAATGCAAAAGCTATGCGTGGGGAACAACCAAAAGCTTTTCCTCAACAAAATCATCCTGAGCACATGAAAGCACATGGGGATTTGATTGCTACACGTATGGTACAAATTAATCCGCAGCTTTACGCTATGATGGAATCACATATATTAGAACACATTGCTTTATTAGCAGCAGAGCAAGTTGAAGCACAGCCAGAAATTGCACAACAAAATCAGCAAATACAAATGATGTTACAACAAGCAGAGCAAAATAAACAATTAGCTCCACAAGCACAACAAGCACAACAACAATTTATGCAACAAAAAGAATCACAAATTGCTACAATTGAAGCGAAAATGGTTAAAGAAATGGTGGAAGAAGAAAGAAAACGTGCTGATGAAATGGAAGATGATCCACTTGTTAAATTAAAACAACAAGAAATTGATTTAAGAGCAATGGAAACTATGCTTAAAACTAAAGAAGAAAAAGCACGTATAGAAAAAGATTGGACAATTGATTCAGAAAGAATAGACTTAGACCGTGATAAACTAGAGGCACAAGTAGGTGTGGATTTAATAAAAGCGCAGGCAGCGGAAGCTGATATTAAAAGTAAGGAAAAACTGGCAACTTTAAAAGAAAACATGACTACTATAAGAGATGCTATGAAAGGTAATGATAATGGAAAGTCCAGAAAAAAAGATTAGAGAATTCATAATAAAAGTAGATGATCTAGTAGCTAAAGAAGCTAAGACAGTTGATGATCAACTTTTATTTTGTGCATCTATGGTTTCTGTGGTAAGAAACATATACTTAACGAATCTTGGTATAGAGCAAACCAATGTTATATTTGAACAGCTTGCGGCTAGTTTTCAAATTATGGATAACTTTTACCCAGAAGTAAAACCAACAATTCATTAGGAGGAATAAATGGTAGGCAAAGTAACAGTAAGGGGTCAAGGTCCTGTAAGAAGAAAACAAACTACTACTACTTTTAAAAGAGGTGGAAGAGTACATGTAACACCAGGGTATAAAAACAGAATGAAGGGTGGAAAACCATCAGCACGAACACGCCACATTGAAAACGAAAAAGAAGAGATTAGAAGAGTGGATCGTAACATCAGAAGAAACGAAGGATACAAAACTGGTGGAAGAGTTAAAAAATCAATTGGTGGAAGACTAATTGCTGGTACTGGAAAAATGCGTGAATACGTAAAAGATATTAAAGATGCAACTAAAAAAATGAGTCCGCATCAAGATCCAAGAAGTGAAAGATCTGCTAAAATGAGACATTCTTTAGATAATCCAAAAAAATCATCTAAAACATCATCAAACCCACATAGTCCTGATAAAAAGAAAAGAACACTTAAAGATATTTTAAGACCTAGAGGAGGTGTGAAAAAAAAACCTTCTTTTAAAAAAACGAAAAAGGTATTAAAAGCAATTTAGAATAATTAAACATAGGAGGAAATATGAAGTTATTAAAAGATCTATGGACTCACTTGAAAGAGTGGAGCGATTGGGGAATGAAAGACTGGATTAAAGCCGGTATCGTTGCCCTAATAGTGATCATAGTACTACAATCAATGGTAGGTTAATGCCAGGCCTTGATCATATACATGGCGATAAAAAACCACCTACGGTATCTACACCAGGAGCCGTAGGTGGTTTTAT